CCCCTCTGTATTTGTTTTACCAGCTTTTAGTTCAGTCAACTGTTGTGTTAACATAGCGTTTTGTTGCTTTAATTCCATCGCCAAAATGTTTACTTGCGTCACCTGCATTTGCATACTTGCAACCATTCCGCGAAGTTCTTCATCACTCAAATCTGATTCACTTTGTTGGCTTGATGCATTCGGTACGTCTTCTTTTTCAAAATTGCTGTTATATTTAATTTCGCCGTTAGTGAAAACAAACTTTCTAGGTTCAAACTCTTCTTTAAATTTAATAGGCACATTGTTATCATCTACATCTAAACTATTGCGTAAACCGCCAGTATTAACGTATCCGATAACTTCATTTTTATCATTTACTGTGATTTTCATTATTTCCACCCCATAATTTTAGTTATAGTAACTTTGTTGGCATTCGCTCCAGAACCTGATGTTTTACCTAAATCAAAGTACACATCGTTATCTATTCTTAAAGTAGTGCTACTTGTTTTGGATAGTAAACACTCATAAATACCGCCACCGTTGCCGTCTGAGTCAACTACATTGGCTTTACTCAATTGAATCGCGTTAGGTAATGCGGTTAGTCCGAATCCCTCAATAACGCCACCTGGATAAGTTCCACTTACCAACAAAATAGAATAGTTTGTGTACGGTTCGGTTAGATTGATTGATGTACCTACACCATTTGCTCCACCGTCGAACAATACCGTTGACTTATGTTCATTAGGAACTGTCCACTGTTGCTCAAGTCTTCCGTTTGTGATTGATCGTGTGTAAATCTTTTTAGAGTTATAAGGCGTGAAGTTAAATAGCTTGTTTGTATCATCTTTAACGAATACCGATAAATAACCCTCATAACTTTCAACGCTACCTGGTAAATCCGGCACTCTTGTTGCATAGTAATTACCAGCAGTTAAATATCCCAAATCGCCTTGCGCATTATTTAAGTTAACTTGAATTGATTGACCATTCGCCTCTGTCATCTTATGTTGTTGCCAGCTCGTTGTTCCGAATTTATCATCTACATACTGCTTAGCTTGATTTAAAGCGTTGTTAGACGTTTCTTCAACAAATTGCTTAGTTAAGTCACCGTCATTCTTTTTATAAAACGGGTACCATGTGCCACTAATTTTATATTTTGTATATTCGTCGTTTGAATCATCTGGATACCATGTTGCACGTGCCGTACTATCATCAACAACATAGACAACTAACACGCCTGATTTTCCTAAAGTGTTAGGAGCTACCGGAATATCTGAACCATCGTCAACGCCATCTTCTTTAGGTGTATCGACAGTACCTATATCTTTAAATGAGGGCGCATCTGTCGCGCTAGTGATATGAATAATCCTAGATGTGTTAACTGCGCTTAAAACGCTATCTATGGACTGCTCATACGATTCAATTGCTTTACCGTAATCATCAGTAAGTTTAGACTTTTGCCAATTTGTTGTTGAATTACCTTTAACAAGGTCAGCGCCATTGATTTGTTGTTCAACTTCGTTAACACGTTCAAAAATCGCTTGCTCTTTATCAACAATTTTCTGGAACTCGCTATTTATATATTGAACGGCTTTGTCTTGTGTTGTTGTAATCATCTGTACCGCTTCATTTTGTTTGATTTCTAATCTTTGAATACCTTGATTAATACGACTATCAATTTCAGTAACCAACGATTTTGTATCACTTAAACTTTTCTTTAAGTCCTCAACTTCTTCTTTAACACTTTCTGTTAAGTCCTGAATTGACTTGATATAAACTAGCTTTGTTTTACCGTTAAAATTACTAATTAAATCATTCTCGATATTGAAGCTAAATTGACGCTCTACAATTACGTTATTGCTACCGTTTTGAGTAAAATAAGCTTGTGCATGTACGCGTCCAGTGTATTTTAAGAACTCGTTTGGGATAACGTATTGCATTCGTCCATTAATTGCATCAACAATTGTAAGTTCATCACTAATATAAGCGCCGTGTTCATCGTCGAAGTTATCCGTCTTAAGCACAATACTAGTCATCGCATTATGTTTGCTGATTGATAACGGCTTATTATTCTTAGTTACTGCAAAATTTAAAACACCAGTTCCTCTATCTGATTCATAGAAACTGATGTTTGTGTCAATAACCGGATTATATTGTGATGTTGTTTGTAACTCGATTAAGTTATCATCTTTCGAAAAATTATCTACTACCATTATTCAACCACCTTTCCTTCGAATAAACTCCATTTACCAACGCCACCAGTACCAAAGTTTCTAACTAAAAATTGATGTGCAGACGGGAAGTTATTACGTCTTAATACTTGTGTTGTGTTACCTGGTGTATTCGATTTTACTTCTAATATCCAACCTGCAATACCTTTAAAGTCTTTAGGAAAATCAGTAAATCGTTTTGATTCTTCAGTAGTGATATAGAAATCTAAACCAACGATTTTTAAATCTGATAATTTTGTAATACTCTTAGGGATATGTTCCCAATAACCGGCGTTTTGCGGACAGAAATTCCAAGCTCCGTTGTTTTTCTTATTGAAAATGTCAATGACACGTTCGAATTTAAGCATATTTCTACCTGTGCTGTTTCTGGTAAGTACTTGTCTTAGAGCACCATTATAGTGTCCAGGCAGTACATCAAAGAACCAACCTGCATCTCTAAACGCTTTCGGTAACGGGAAATCTAACGCATTTTGTGTGTCTTGCGTATAGATATAGTAATAACCAACTTCCGTAATATCACTTAGATATGCTGGGTTCTGTATTGGTAACGGTTTAACACGTCCGCCTGAATCAGTCATTGATACTTGAGGTGCGATGTTTTTTAAGGATTGGTTTACACCTCTTTGACCGATAGAATAAATTGAGTGATGTCTGTTGTTACCAGGTCCAATAGTTACCCCTATTAAAAGCGCTTTACGTCCTGTTTCTAGATCGTAATACATATCTAGACCCTCAGCCTCTTGGAAATCTCCTTTAAAGTTGTTATTCACACCGCCTATATCGATACGTCGTTTAAATAATAACTCTTTTGTTTTGATATCGAAGCTTTGTAAGTAGTTAGGGTTCGCTGGTTTTGAATCACCAGTGTACCAATATAAGATACCTGCATCATAAGTGATACCTTGCATAGGTTGTGTATCTGAAGTGTATTCCATAGGTATATCCATTTGATACAATACTTTGTCTATACCTTTATCAATATCGTCAGCACTTCTAACCTCAACAAAGTTCAACGAATTCTTAAGTTGTCTTTCAGTGGGTTTATATTCACGTCTAAAAATCATTAAATTTTCTACCGGATTATAAATCGCTGACGTATATCTGTCGTTAAATATATTCGGCATGACATCTTGCATTTCATTACCATAAGTTATTTCTCCAGTTCTATATTGGAAACGTACAAACTTGTTGTTTTTGTTACTGTCCAATACAGCTGAATAAATCCATAATTCTCCATCAATGTATCTATACGCATTGTGTGTACCGTGACCGCCATTTTTAACAAGCAATCTATCAATAAATTGTCCGTTAGGCTTCAATCTAGATAACATGTAATGATTGCCTGGACGCGCTTGTGTCATATAAATAATTTTTGTTCTAGGGTCTACCCAAAATGATTGCATTACTGCATTTGTATATGGCGATAAATCTGTGATGAATTCCGGTTCTTGCTCTTTTGGTTCAAATCGGTATTCTGTCGCTTGATATTCTTTATAGTGTTCATCTACAGCTTTCTCAACCTTTTTAGTGAAAGCATCTAGTGTTGAATAATCATGATACAAACGATCTTGCAATGTCTTATGACCATAACCTGTATTATCAATACGCGCGTCTTTTACTTCATTGATACCGTCGCCGTTATGGCCTAGAATCATATTGCTAAAACGGCCATTTAAATACGTTAAATAATCTTCAACACTGTCATTCAAGTATTTAATTTGTTTCGCTGAGTGTGCGTATATTTCTTCTTTTTGATGGTATATAAACATTTTCTCAAGTTTGCTCATACCTTCATCTAACAAGCGATAGTTATACTCATGTTGAGCAACTATTTTCCGACCTGTCATTGAATGTAAACTTGTAATTAATCCGTAAGCCATTGGTTGCCTCCTTTAGTCGTAAAAACTGTAATAATCCTTGATTAACTCGTACATAATAACCTCGTGACCTTTTTCGTTAGGGTGTAAGCCGTCCTCCATGCTCGCTTTCCTAAAAGCTGGATTGTATGGCTTAAAGTAATCTGTGTGATATGCGTCAAACACTGGTACATCTAACTCACTACAAGCTAATATTTGAGCGTTTACATAGTCCTCAAGTGTTAACCCTAGTTTGTTTTTGTCCGTGTCTTTACGGCGTATTGTTGTACCACTCATAGGGCATTGTCTTGTAGCTGTCATCACTAGTATTTTTGAATCTGGATTATTCTTTCTAATAACTTCAATTGCAGAACAAAAGGCACCGTAAAACGTTTTTGTATCCGTTTTATCAGTGCCTATCGGTACGCCTGCCCAATAACCGTGTAACCAGTCATCATCAGTGCCTTGTAATATGATTAGGTCTCCTCTTATTTGCTCTGCTTGTCTATAAATGCTGTTTTCTACCGCTTCTTTACCTATTGGAACTGTTGCCATTGTTGCGCCACCTCTTGCAAGATTAGTCGTTTTAGCTTTCAATTTCTTGCCTAACATTTCTGTGAAATTAGTTTTTGCGTGCGACCCTCTAGCTACAGAGTCGCCAATCGTTCCAATTGATTTGATGTTTCTTATACTTGATTGACTAGTAAAGTCGTACATGATCGTACCATTAGCAGTTGTAACTGTTTTAGTATTCATCTTATCGACTTTAGCGTTTATTTTTTCATTCTGCTTAACCAATTCATTATTTATAGATAAACTTGCGTTAACTTTTGCGTTTAATGCTTTTAGTTCTTTAGATGGGTCGGATTTTGTAGATTTTACGCTTTTAACATAATTTGCAGCATCATGAACTGCTTTGTTATAACGATTACGCCTTGTAAAGTCTCCTAATACTACATCTTGCTTAGTGATATTATTGTACGCATCTCTATGTGTAGTGATTTCGACTATTCTCACTAAGTCGTTATATCCTATGGCAGAATCCACCACTCTAACAACATCACCTATTTTAGGGTTAGCTTCTGGGAAATGTTCACGTAACGCTACAAAGTCTAAGGAAATAGAAGCAGTGACACTTTTCTTTATCAATAACTCCATTGCTTTTTTTAAACTATCTTCCTTTTTAATACGTCCATCAACAAGCGGTGGCGCTTCTCTTTTACCTATCAATTGTGCTAATGGATGAGTGAATTCAATTTGTAGTCCCGCTTCTGCAAAAGTCTGTTGTCCATCAAAATCACCATAACCTTTAATAAAGGTATAACATTTAGATGCATCTTCTTGTATTTTGACGTTATCAGCATTCACACCAGCTTTAATGTAATAATTGGCAAACTTAGATAATTCATCATACAAATGAAACGTTTTAGTCTTTGCATCGTATTCATATTCGAGATGATAACGCTCAAGTCCTTTTTTAAAGATTTCTAATCGTGTATCTCCTTTGCCTAATCCCTCGAATTTAGATGCATCTACTTTTGGATGTAATACATACTTATAACCCGTTCCTTTAAAGACAGTATTGAAGAACTCAACGCCTGTAAAACTTTCGTTATACTCTTGGTAAATCCTAGAATTGTTAAGGTCATCAAGTTCTTTTTGCCTAGCTTTGATATCAAGCCTTATTTTTTCGCCAATAGTAGACTTATCAAGTATGACAATTACATATTCGTTGAAATCATCTTCACCTTCAACATGAGTGATCGTCCACATTTTAGTTATAGCACCTATTGCGTCAAACGTACTCGCGTTCTCGATAATAGTTAGATCCAAAGAACTATCTTCATTTAGCTTTTTACTTACCTTTGTACTAACATTAATAGCGTGCCCTACACCCTGTAGACTTTTTAATAAAATTGGCATAGGCTACTCCTTATCTAAAATATAATTTGTGTCTAAATGTAATTTGTTTCATTACTTTATTAGACTTGAATCGATTCCAGCCTGGATATAAAACCGGTTGTTCTAAAGTTTTATTAAAAGAATCTATATTTAAATAACCTCTATAGGTATGTTTACCGTCGAAGATTATTTTATCTCCGGCTTTTAAATCAACTTCCTTAATAACTGAGATATTTCCTTTATCTGTATAGAAAGTGAATCCATCCTTATCATTAGCTTTAACATCTTCAGCTAACTCTATTTCAACAACATTAAACTGATTAAACTGTGTTAAAGGAACATCACCGTTATAATAAACTTCTCCTGAGTTAGTGTTGTAAAATGTCATTTGACGCCTCTTATCACCTTCGTTTGTAGGCAATCTATCAGGTACCGACCATTTTTCAGGGTCGTTATTACTTTCAAGATCAGTACTATAACCGACACTTTCAAAGTATGGTAGTTCGGTTGTTTCAAACGACAAAGAAAATTCCCCTGATGTTTGTGTTGTGTCAAAAGAAACTTCACTTACTAGTCCTACAAAAAGTTGTCGTCCATCAACATAATCAAGCTCAAATGCTTGTTTGTCTTTTGGTATATCTAATATATGCTCATACTTAATTGAATTGTCTGGTGTAGCTAATTCCCTTAAATAAAAACGTCCAGCAAATAGTGCTTGGACGTCTGACTTTAAATGTGAAGCATAAGCAATTTTAGGTACTTTATACCTTATCTTAATCTCTACTTTTTTAAGTTCTTCTTTAGCGTAATTATGAAATCTACCATCAATACCCTCTATATCAGAATAGTTACGATGATATCCTGCGCCTGTAACGTTATATTCAACTACTTCCAAGTGATTATAAGTGAAAGGATTGTCACTGACGCGATACTGCAAACCATTCCTTATTACTTCTATATCGTGCGCTATCAACTAACAAACCTCCCTTATAATAAGTTGAAACTTCCGTCTATAGCGTTCATGTCATCAATGCGTGATTTAATTAAATCAAGGTCGCCCTCATTTCTAATCGTTACATTCACAATAGGTCTATTATTTTCTTTTAAGCTATGTTGAACATCGCTAGTCATGTGTCTGTCTATAGAAGTACTTACAGGATCTACTATACTATCTGTCAAAGTAGAGGATAGCTCTTTATTAAAGGCACTGCCAAAGTCTGTAGCAATTACTTTTGCTTGCGATACCGCTAAACCTTTACCTAAGCTACTACCTCCACCGTGTCCACTTACGAATGAAGTTACAGAGTCCCAAGCTGATGAAATCGCATCGCCTACCGCGCTGACTACTTTGTGCGCAGCATTAGCTACACCCTCAGCTACTTTGCCGATTAATTCCGCTCCGGCATTTAAGAAATCACTGAAGAAACTTTTAATCTTACCAAGTGCATCACTCATACCGTCACCTACATTTGAGACAACTCTTTTAAACCCATCAGCTACTTTACTCGCGAAACTTGTAACTGTATTCCAAATGTTAGAAACCCATTCAGAACCTTTTGTGATAATAAAGTTTAATGCTTGTCCCATTTTTTCAGCTACACTCCAAGCAACACGACTGAACCAACTTGTAACAGTGTTCCAAATACTGCTAACAAAATTAGTGGTTGTACTCCATATCTGTGACCAACTTGTACCAAACATTGAAAGCGTTCGATTCATTACGCCAGTTAAAAAGCCGATAATTGACTCCCAAACTGATTGCATGTATTGCCAAATCGTATCAAGTACATTGGTAACCGTAGTTTTAATAGTCTCCCAAGCACCTGAGAAGTCGCCAGTAAGCAACTGAATTAAAGCAGTGAACAATCCTACTATGATTTGGACTGCTACAGATATCACTGTTCCTATAGCTTCGAATGCTATTTTTATCACTGTCCATAATCCTTGAATGACATTCATTACGTTTACTATGACACCTATCACTAAAACGCCTAACACAGTCATAAAAACTTTACCTAACGCTTCTAATATCGGTTTGATTGGTTCTATTGTGGTCTGTATTTTATCCCATAGTTCACTTAACCAATCAATTACGCCTTGAATCGCTTCAGAAACAGCGCTTTTGATATCTTCCCACGCTTTTGTCATATTCTTTCTGAAAGTCTCGTTAGTTTTCCATAAGTAAACGACAACACCGATGAACGCAGCTATAATTGCAATAACTAGTAATACAGGCCAAGAAATACTTGTAAACACACCAGCTAATGGCGCAAAAGCTTTAGATAACAATTTCGGTATCCCTGTTAAATCTAACATTTTCTTTATAATTCTTAATAAACTTGTACCAAATACATTGCTTAAAACACTACTCACTGCTGCAATCGGAGCCATCAAAGCCCAGAATGCACCACCTAATATACCTAAAATACCCATAGCCTGAGCTACTGCCGGATGAGTTTCAAATAACTTACCGATAAAATCAGCTAGATTGGTGATGAAATCTAGTAATTTACTAGCTATAGGTGCCATTGCTTTACCAAACGCTACTAACGCTTTAACAATGTTACCGATTAATTTCATAATAGTTGGGCCATTCTCTTGAACATAGTTGATGAAATCTTTAAAACCTTGAGATTGCCCTACTTGTTCAGACCATTCTCTAAACTTATTTGTCAATTCGACGAGCCAGTCAAAAATATTAGAACTGTTTTGACTGAACGCAATCATTAAATTACCAATACCTTTAAAAACGTTTCCGAATATTTTACCTATCTTGGGTAGATTTGTCTTAGTGTACTCGATAAACGCTTGTATCGCATTTTGTCCTGCTACACTATTAGCCCAATTTTGGAAATCTATAGACATGTTTTGCAGACCTTGTGACATGAATTTAAATAACGGCATCAATTGAGTAAAGATATTGACTAATCCATCACCAAATCGTCCTGCAGCGTTCAATAAATCACCAAATATAGCCCCACCGATGGTATTCAACGACTCGAACGCTTTTTTTGCAGTGTTAGACGTTTTGACCCATTCTTCAAACTTACGCACATTCGCTTCAACTAACATTGATACCTCAGACAAGAAAGGTTTCATTTTAGTTAACGCGCTTGCAATACCTCTTAATCCTGCTGACATAGCGTTAAATATTTTAGCTTGATTCTCTTTAACAATATCACGCCATGTATCTTTTAATTGATCGCTGGCTTTTCTGAAGTCTTGTACCTCTTTTGTTACTGCTAGCGTACCATCTTCAACCATTTTAAGAGCGCTAATAGCCATTGCACCAAAGCCAACAACTCCAAGACCTGCGACAGAGAATGCGCCAACTAAACCTAAAACGCCACCACCTAATACACCAACCGCATTAAGTACTGCCATTATTGCAGGTACTAACCCGGCAATCACTGGTATCAATGCTTGTATACTAGCAATCATTAAGCCTTTAACTTGTTGTGCAAAAATTGTACCAAATGTACGAATTTTAGTAGCTAGCGCGTCCATTTTCTCACTATAATCAGTTAAGGACTGATTCAGTGCCTTAGTTAAAATTTGGGTTTTTGTCATACCTCTCGTATCGAAATTAACTTTTATTGTTTTGTTGTGTAACGTGGCCAACATCGTTTTTGCACTAGCAATTGCACGTTTTAACGGTGAATTATTACCATCTATTTTAACGTTATGTTCACGCCATTTTTGCGCCATAGCTTTAGCGCGTTGTAAAGCTCTTTGGAATCTTGAAATATCTGCTTTTACATCTGTTTCAATTTCGTTTGGTACAGACGTCTTTGCTAATCGTTGAGCTTTCCTTACGTTGCTTTGGAAATCTCTAATATTGGCCATAATCTTTGCCATAAAATGAGTATCCAAAGGCTAACCTCCTTTCGATTCAAGGAATTTTCTTGTACCTTCTTTGAAGAGTTCACGTCTTCTTTTTTCTTCTTCTAATCTAACTTTTTGTACACGAGCATAGCTACCAGGTTCTCTTATTTCGTAACGTTGTTTCTCAATGTCACGAATCATACTAGTTAGCCTCTTAGAAGCTTGTACTAAGCCGTTAGCTTGCGCTTGTTCAATTAATAATTGTCTTTGATCTAGGTACCTATCCTGACCACCAATAAGCCAATCACGCCATTCAGCAGGTGTTAGTGCTAACAATTCATGTTCAGGGATATATCCTAAATATCTAGCTGTCAGTTGCCTTATTTTTGAGTAATCGTGTAAGGTTCTGCGCCCATGATTTCCTTGTAATTCTCTTTCATCATTTCTATGCCTGCTTTCGTCATTTCTTTGTCCTCGCTTTTGGCCATATTCGGTGCTTTGTTCAATGTCATCCAGTACGAGCGACTCTCCCTCTTGAAAAAACCACTATTGTTAAGTTTGTCCAAAGCCCCTTGTAATAACGGCAAAGTATCCTCGTTTTCAGTGATGAAATCATCAATTGCTTTTTCTAATTGTTCTCGAGTTGGTGGGTTTTTTAAATAAGCAGTAGCACATTCCCAAAATTGTAAAATCGCTTTGTTTCTAGATTCTAGCAAACCGTTAAAGATAACATTGAATCCTGGCATTGCTCCTTTTCTCCCATCTTCGCTATCTTCTGAGAATTTTTCAGCTTTTCGGTCAAATGCAAATGTTACTTTTGCTTCTACTTCGTAATCTTTTTCTCCGTCATTAATTTTTAATGTTGTAATTGGATTAAATTCAGTCAAAATATATACCTCTTTTCAATTTTTTTATAAAAAAATAGGGAGCTTACGCCCCCTTGATCTATTAGTTTACATAGAATGGTCTTCCGTGTGTGAATCAGATACAACACTAGCTTTCTTTTGATTCTCGAATGTTCCGACTTTTTCGCCGAATTTTTCGTATTCAACTGTAGGCGCACCTGCAGCTTCAAACCACTCTTTCGGCAAGTTATCTTCAGCACCTTCTGCTGTATTCCATTTAACTTTTAATGATAGTTCGATTTTGTCACTTTCATCATCAAATGACATTTCAAATGATTCTGGAACAACATAACCAAACATTCCGTGATGTTTACCGTCTGCACGTTTATTACGCTCATAAAGCCATATACGCAACTGTCCACCTGTTTGTACAGCGTGTTTCACTGCTTCAATTCCTTTATCTCCAGGCACATTACCAATTGTTAATTTAAATGATTCTGACATTGCATTGGGAGAATAGTCCGTTTTACCGCCTCGTACTATTTCAGCTAAATCATTTTCAATCGTATGTCCACCTTCTTGTAAGTCAGCTAATAATAAAGATTCTACTGGATCTAAGTCAGTTTCAGCTGGACGTACAACTGCTAAATAGTTTTTTTGCGCCATTTAATACACTCCTTCGTTTTTCTTTTTATGTCTGTACTTAAATAAAAGTCGTATCGTGCCATGCTTAGTAAACCTGTCTATATCAGGGAATACTGCTTGACTATCGATACGGCTATATTGGAATTCGTAATTTTCTATCTCTATAGTCCTGTTTAGCACATAGCCTATTGCGCTTAAAATGAGCTTAGCCTCGTATTGTGTAGCGAACTGTGAATACACATGTATGACAATACCAACTGTTTCTCTCATTGTTGCACTAGATTCGTTGTTAGTGACGTTTGATTCACCCACAACAATATATGGGTAAACAGCGTCATCTTGAACAACGTCAAAGACCCTATCACCAACTATTTTGTTAATGTTAGGGTCTGAGATTAATCTTTTATATATTTGATTTGTAAGTTCAGGTTCAACTGATACCCACATATTTAACCACCTCTATGAAAAATACTGCTCGAATGTCTTGCGTCCTGCGTCAATTGCAGGGTTCCAAAACGGCTGTGGCGCTTGTCCTTTAGTAGTATGCCATTTACCGTTAGCGTCTTTATAACTCCACGGTATCTTTTTAGCGCGACTACCTTTAGTGGCATAAATACCTGTGCCGTACTCAACATAAACACTATACTCTGCACCTACATTGATAACTCCTGTTAGACCGTTGTTCTCAAATCGAAAGTCTATACTTTCTTTCAAAAATCCTAAGTCAGCAGGAGCTAATGCTACAGCAGTGTTATATATCTTCATCGTTGTTTTAGCGATACCTTTTTTAACCCACTCTTCTATTTTCTTATCGAACTTATCCAATTCAACAACCATGCTATCAGCACCGTACTTAACTTTTGCCATATGGCACCTGCTTAAGTCGTAGTAACTTAATTTCATGTTGTCCGCCCTGATCTACAGAATCACCTTCAATACTAAAGATTCTACCCTCATACTCAAATAAATTGTTTTTAGATATTGGCAAGTCATAAGGTACATATAGGTTTCTGTCATATTCTTGTGACATTTGATGAAATTTTAGTTGTTCAGATGTAGTAGGCGTATCCATAAATCCTTTAATTGTTTTATCGCTTACAAAGCGCTCTTGTATAATTGGATACTCTCCTACTTTTTTGATACTTCCAATAGAAATAGTGTGAGGGAATTCGTCGTATGGGTTAAACACAAACAACACCTCTACCTTATTGGTTTAAACGGATGAAACTTTGCTCGTTTATACCTGTTTAATACTCCACTAATGTAATCAGGGACACCATCGTTATAAGTGTACGACACTGTCCCCATACTTCTTGACTTTAAATTCTTTTTAACTTCAGGTCGTTGATAATACTCTAGGACGTCTGCGACATACTTTTTGATTGAGTATGGATAAATGACTTGACCATCTTTCATAAAATCATTGTTTGTTATATCCCTAACATCTTCTAGTATTCCGTCAACTTCCATCTTAAATATTTCTTCTTCATCACTTTTAACTTCCACTCCATTTTTCTTGAGTAAAAGTTTAATATCTTCATAAAGAGTCATTTTTATCACTCGCTCTTATCAGACGTAGTACGACGTGATTTAACCTCTTTGTAACCGACAAGACTGTAATAAGAGTCAAATGCCTTCTTTGTAACAGTAATAGTCATATTGTCTTTTTTTACCTTAATCTCTTCTGCAGGATTAGCCATCATATCTCCTCCTATTCAGTTGGTTTAAGCGTTGCGAACGCTTCTGGTTTAACGTTCATGTATGCAATATGCATCGTCGCACGTAAAGCGAACATATCACGTTCAAATAATGATACTGGTTGGCCAGAAGCATCTGATGCTTGTAACGTCGTTAACGTGGCATCTTCAGAAATTGCATACTCAATACCTTGTAAGATACCGTAACGTGCGTAATCCCAATCACCCATTAGTGCTAACGATTTCTTTTTGTCGTATACATCCGCTCCAGTATAAGATAGTGGTAATCCCATAATCTCGTTCCCGTTAGCATCAAATAATGGTCTGTCATTAGCATCTAAAGCATTACGCATTTTACTTCTGAATGAACGTGTAGTTAATACTCCGTTTGGATCTAACTCTTCATCTTCAATAGTAGCCATTAATGCCGAAAGGTCTACGTATAAATTATTAGTATCTGTAACAACGTTACCTTTCTCTTCTGCGCCTTCAACAAGCGGTTTACCACTAGTTGAAGTGTTGTAAGGTGATTTAGTACCAAAGATAACAGCTTGGTCAAACGCTTTGTAAAATGCCTCTGCAATTAGAGGTTTAACCTCATTAAAGAAATCTTTTGCAGTCCATTTAAGAAACTCTTTTGATAACGGAATAATTACACCAATTTTCTTAGCTTCCATTTCTGCTTGTGCATATTCAGGCTTAGAAGTTTGAATACGTTCCGTTTCTGATACCCAGTAGGCGCCTACACCTTTTGCTAAGTAAGTAAATTTTTTCTTTTGTGCTGTCATTGGCTCATTTTTAGCTAATTTCATAATTG